TTTTGAAGTATTAGAAGAATGTTCTTTAGAAGAATTGACTCAAAAAGAAAAACAATATATACAACAGTATAATAGTTTTTATAATGGTTATAATAAAACAAAAGGCGGACAGAATGAATATTGTGGAAATCCTAAAGTAACAAAAGAAGATGTAATTAATATAAGAACTGCTTATAAAAATTATGAACAGAGAAAAAATGTCTATGAATTATATAAAGATAAAATTTCTTTTTCTGGATTTTGTCATATTTGGGATGGTAGTAGATGGAAAGATATAATGCCTGAAGTTTATTCAGAAGAAAATAAAAAGATACATAGAGAAGCAAAGGGTGAAAGACACACTAATGCTAAATTGACAGATAAAGAAGTATTACAAATTAGAGAAAGATATGAAAAAGAAACAGCAACTCAAATATGGGAAGATTATAAAGATATATATACTTTAGGATCTTTTAAACAAATATTAATTGGGAAAAAATATAGTCATCTTCCAATATATAAAAAGACAGAAAAAAGATGGATAAATAAATAATTTGAAATAAAATAGAAATATTGATATAATTAAATTAAATTTAAAAGAAAGGAGAAAGGAGAAAAATATGAGTAATTTAACACCTATTATAAAAGATAGTTTTCTTCAGTTTAGTGGTGCAGTATTACAATCACGTGCCTTAAGCGACGCAAGAGATAATTTAAAACCATCTGTAAGACAGATTCTTTATTGCATGTATACTGATAAATTTACCCATGATAAACCATTTAAAAAGACTTTAAAAGCAGTAGGTAGTGCTTTTCGTGTATACATTCATGGTGATTCATCTGCTGTAGGTATAATTATGCGCGCGGCACAGCCTTATGCTTATAGATATCCTTTAGTAGAAGTTGAAGGTTCATATGGAACGCTTATAGCAGCTAATTCTTATGCGGCGCCAAGATATACTTCTTCAAGATTATCAAAATTATCTGAATATTTATTTAAAGACATAGAAAAACAAGTAGTAGATGAATGGAGAGATAATTATGATGATACAGAGCAATATCCAATGGTATTGCCAAGTAAAGGCTTCTATAATATTGTAAATGGTAATTTTGGTTTAGGTGTAGGAATGAGTGCATCTATTCCTCAATATAACTTAAAAGAATTAAATGAAGCTTTAATAAAGTTACTTTGGAATCCAGATATTAGTTTTGAAGAAATTTATTGTGTACCTGATTTTGCTACTGGCGGGCTATTATTAAACGAAGAAGAAGTTAAAGAAAGTCATAAATTAGGACAAGGTAAAGCTTGTAAATTACGTTCAAAAATTACTTTTGATAGCCAAGAACGATGTTTAATAGTGACAGAAATTCCTTATATGGTTTATACTGAAACTATTTGTGGACAATTAGAAGAGATTATTAATGGAGATGATAATCCAGGTATTGATCGATTTAATGATTTAACGGGAAAAACTCCAAATATAAAAATTTATCTTACTAAAAAAGCCAATGTAGATAAAGTATTAAAATATCTATATAAAAATACTTCTTTACAAACTCATTATGGAGTTAATTTTACTGGATTAGAAAAAGGTAGATATCCAAAAGTTTTTACTTGGAAAGAATTACTTCAATCTCATATTGAACACGAAAAAGAAATTTACAGAAGAGGCTTTGAATTTGACCTTTTAAAGATAGAGCAAAGACTACATATTGTAAAAGGTATTTTGATTGCATTGGCGCAGATTGAAGAAGTAATTGAAACAATTAAAAATTCTTCTTCTACTCAAAATGCAAATAAAAATTTAAGAGAAAAATTTATCCTTACTGAAATTCAGGCAAAGGCTATTTTAGATATGAAATTATCAAAATTAGCAAAACTTGAAGCAAAAAAATATGAAGATGAAAAATTTCAGTTAGAAAAAGATAAAGAAAAAATTTGTAATATTTTAGAAAATGAGGTATTATTTAAGAAAGAAATTGAAAAAGGCTTAAAAGAAGTAGCTGAGAAATTTGGTGATGCTCGTCGTACTCAAATTCTTAATATTGAAGGAGAAGAAGATGAACCTACCGAAATAAAAAGCCTATTAATTTCATTAACAAATCAAAATAATATATTCGTTTCTGAAAATTCATCTTTATTTGTTCAGCGTAGAGGTGGAGTAGGAGCAAAATTCAAACTTAACAAGGGTGAATATGTTGTTTCAACTTCTACAGCAGAAACGACTGATTCAGTATTATTTTTTACTGATAAAGGAAATTTTTATCATTATGTAGCTGGCGCGCTCTCAATAGATGAAAAGATTCCTGTTGAATCTTTATTTGAAATAAAATCTTGGGAAAAAGTAACGGCAATGTCTTCTTATAATAAAAATAATTCAAAAGAATATATTATTTTCTTTACTAAGAATGGTATTATTAAAAAATCTAAACTTGAAGATTATAATATGAAACGTAATGGCGGTTTAAAAGCCATTGAATTGAATAAAGAGGATGAAGTTGTAAATGTAGTATTTACAAATGAAGAAAATGTTGCTATGTTAACTAAAGATGGCTATTTTGTGATTATTAGCACAAAAGATATTAATGCTATTGGACGGACTGCGCGTGGTGTAAAAGGAATTAATTTATCAGATGGAGATAAACTGATTTGTGCTTCTATTTATAATAAAAATACAAAATATGTAGCAAGTATATCTTCTGACGGATATATCAAACGAACTGATAGTTCTGAGTTAACAAAAACAGGCAGAGGAACCAAAGGTAAGAAAATTCAAAAAGCAACAGATGACGCAATGTTAGGATTTATTAATTTAATAGATGAAAAAGATGTGATAATCACTTCTAGTGGAGCACGCATAAAAATCAACGTAGACTCAATTCCACTTTTAAGTCGTGGCGCTCAAGGTAATAAATCTATTAAATTAAAAGAAAATGAAAAGGTTATTGGAATCTCAAAGCTTTAATATTATGAAATGTGAATTATTTGAAATTTGTAATTGCAAAACAGCAGTATGTAGAGTTTTAGAACCAGATGAAAGTTGCTACTGGTATAATTATTTTAAAAAATTCATAAAATAATAATTTGAAAAGTTTTGAGATTTTATCTATAATATTTATAGAAAGTTAAGAAAGCTTTCTTAATTTAACTTAATGCCGCCATTGTAGTGGCAAAAAAAACAAATTTAAAAATATTTTAATTAAAAGGAGAAAACGATTATGAAATTAACAGAAATGTCTAATGCAGTATTTAACTATGTAAAGGAAAATGGTGGTAGAGTATCCATTGATGAATTAGCAAGCGCTCTTGATAGAAGCACTCGTTCAGTAGGAGCAAATGTAACTGATCTTACAAAGAAGGGGTTAGTAGTAAGAGAAAAGGTAAATGTAGAAGGTGCCGAAAAGCCAGTAACTTATGTTCAGATTACTGACGAAGGTAAGGTTTTTGTACCAACTGAAGAATAATAGTTTATAAATAAGGAGAGGGTCGCACCCTCTTCTTTTAAAAAAGAACCATAAATAGATAAATAGGAGAATAAATGCCTTGTATTTATAAAATAATTAATAATATAAATGGAAAACTTTATATTGGAAAAACTACTTCTTCTATCGAAACACGATGGAGTCAACATAAATGGAGTAGTATTAATAGACCAGATTCAATAATTCTTTATAAAGCAATTAATAAATATGGAATAGAAAATTTTTCTATTGAAAAAATTGAAGATTGTGATTCCTTTTCTTTAGAAGAGAGAGAAAAATATTGGATAAAATATTATAATACTTATGAAAAAGGTTATAATATGACCCATGGTGGAGATGGAATATTAAAATACAATAGACAAAAAATATTAGATTTATGGAATCAAGGATATTCTCAGAAAGAAATTAGTCAAAAAATTGGTTGTGAAAGGCATACTATTTATAAAATTTTAAACGAACTAAATATTTCAAAAAAAGAAACTATTAAAAATAAATTTGGAAATGCTAAAAAATCAGTAGCTATGATAGATAAAAATACTAATGAAATAATTAAAATTTTCAATAGTGTTACTGAAGCTTCAAATTATTTAAATAAAAAATCAGGATGCTCATTTATTAGTCAAGTATGTAATGGTAAAAAGAAAACAGCTTATGGATATAAATGGGAGTATATAAATTAAAGGAGAAAAAGAATGTTAAGACAAGCAGAAAATAAAGTACGTGTTGAGGGCATCCTCTCAGAAATTGATATTAGACCAGGTTCTTTTAAGAAAAATGGACAGACGGTAGAAAGTATCGGCGGCACAATTAAAATTAAAGTAAATCAAAAAATTAATGGAGAAGATACAGTTTTAGAAGTCCCAGTCCATATGTTTGCATCTAAAACTACAAATAAAGGAACTCCAAATCCAGCGTATGAATCAATTAAAAGAGTCGCAGATGAATATGTTAGTATTGCAGCAAGTGATGAAGCAACTGCAGATAGAGTTAGAATTACTAATGGTTCAATTAATATGAATGAATATTATGGTTCCAACGGTCAGTTAGTATCTTTTCCAAGAATTAATGCTTCTTTTGTATCTAAAGTAAAAAAAGAAGAGTTTAAGCCAGAAGCGACATTTACTTCTGAACTAGTAGTTCTTCAGAAAGATTACGAAACAAAAGCAGATGGTACAGAAACTGGAAGATATAAGATTCTTTGCGCATTACCTCAATATGGAGAAAAAGTTGATTTAATTCCATTCTTTGGAATTTCCGATGGTGTTATTAATGCTGTATCGCAGTATTGGAACGTTGGAGATACTGTTAAAGCTAATGGCAGATTAAATTTCAGTTCTAAAACTGAAACCATTATTACGGAAGTAGATTTTGGAGAACCAGTAGAAAGTACTCGTACAACAAACGTAAGCGAACTTATTGTCACTGGTGGTTCTCAGACGCCGCTTGATGGAGACTTTGCTTTTAACTTTGATGAAATTCAGAGAGGCTTAAGCGAAAGAAAAGTCAGACTTGAAGCACAGAAAGAAAAAGATATGTCAAGAACTAAACAGAAAGCAGCTCCAGCAGCTCCAACAGCAAATAGTTTTGACCTTAAAGATTTAGGATTTTAATATAGGAGGACTCTATTATGGCTATTGATATTTTAAATATTCAACCGTCAGTAATTAGTAGAGACCTCAAAGGTAAATTTGTATGTATTTATAGTTTACCTAAAGTCGGAAAGACTTCTATGGCGTGTCAATTCCCAAGAAATCTACTTCTTGGGTTTGAACACGGTTGGAATGCTATTGCTGGCGCAAAAGCGATTGATATTACGAAATGGGCTGATTTTAAATTAGCACTCCGTCAGTTGGAAAAACCAGAAGCAAAAGAAATGTATGATACAATTACTATTGATACAGTTGGAATTGCTTGGGATTTATGTGAACAATATATTTGCGCACAGCATGGTGTGCAGAAAATTGGAGATATTCCTTGGGGTGGCGGCTATAGTGCGTGTAAGAAGGAATTTGAGTCCTGTCTTAGAAAAATCACTCAATTAGGATATGGTCTTGTAATTATTGCCCATGTAGAAAGAAGAATTGAAAAAAAAGCTGATGATAGTGAAGTTGAAATTCTTGGACCTGCTATTCCAAAAAGAGCGTATGAAATTGTAAATCAATTAGTTGATATTATTGGTTATATTGATATTACTTGGGATGCTGAAGGAAATAGTGAAAGATGGCTATATACAAGAAAAACTCCAACAGTTATGGCGGGAAGTAGATTTAAATATCTTGCTCCCAAAATTAAATTCGGCTATGAAGAATTAGTAAATGCTATTGCAGATGCTATTGAAAAAAGTGAAAAACTTGATGGAGCAATCGTAGTCGATAAAGAAGAAAGAGTACTTGAAGAAAAATTGTCATTTAAGGAAATTCGAGAAGAAGCTAATTTTCTTTGGAAAAAATTAATTGATATTGACGCAGAAAATAGCAAAGTTATTCTAAAAAAAGTTGAAATGATTTTTGGAAGAACTATGAAGCTTTCTGAAATTACAGATCGGAAGAGCGTCGTGTAGGGAAAGAGTG